GGTTCCCGTTACATTCAAAACTCTCTTTCTCCTTTAAAATTGTCTATTGAAATTGATTTTGTTTTGTTGACTTTCTTGTGAAAATGGGCTATACATGCCCAAATGCTGATTGTCTCTACTCACGTAGTGAGTGGAGCAATCGTGCCCTCCGTGAGGAGGGTTTGTCTTTTAGCATGCGTTGTCCTGGCGTATGCTGCGGAGCTTTTTTGATCCGCAAGCAACAGGATAATGAAGTTGTGGATAGCGCCACAACAACAACTCGAAAGAGTGCGGATAGCGCCGCACCAAAATGTTTGTGCTGGCTTGCCAGCGTGGGGCCTTCTAAATGCCCCAAACACTCCCAGGTGCCTTTGGCACCAAAATCCAAATCTGTGCCTGCAAAGGCCACAATCTCTGCTTCTCCTCTCAAGAAGCAGAATTGTGACGTTGTAGTCACTGTCGGCCCACCGGCCGACCTGGAGCTGGTTTATCCAGCTCTAGTTTCTAAGGGGTCTGCCAACCCCCCTAAGGTTGGAAAGAAGAGCTTTAATGAAGCTCTTCTTGAAAAGCGTGCAGCCTATCAGGCTCGTACTGCTGTTCCACCCCCTGGTCCAGTCCGGGTGGTGAAGACCGCTGCTGCCCCGGTTATGGCAGAGAAGGTGGAGTTCCCTAAGGGAGCTGTTGCCTTCAATGGTATCAATTTTATTGATGCCAAGGGCCACGTGGTTCTGAGCGCTTGTGCGCTCAAAATTCTGCGCGGAGTTCAAAAACTCCGGCAACAACAGGCGCGATCTGCGCGCCGCATGGCTGCCTGCCGTCGTGTGCGGCTGGCAGCTTTTGCTGCTAAGGTGCCTTCCCTTTTAAGGAAGGCAAATGAAGCCACATCTGGTGGCTTTAAATATGTTGATTTAAACGCACCGAGGGTGGTGCGGAAGGCCGAAAAGCGGCCAAAGAAGAAACCCGCCAAGAAGGCGGTCAGGTCTGCCTCCCCTGTTGAGGAGGAAATTAGCTGGGATGATTTTATCATTCCAGAATCTGAGAGGCCTGCCTCCCCGATGAAGGAGGAAAAACCAAAGCGCTCTTTGGTGCCCAACTTGTTGGGTTTTGGCTGGTGGCGTCCAGCCTCTGGAAATCTGTGGGACGTTGTGTCCCAATGTCAGCGTGCCTGCAAGGGCACTTTTCTTGAAGCCTCTGCTGAGGCTTGTCTCGTGCGCGCTGGCGCAGATGACGTGGCCCTTTCTGTTTGGGCCCGAATCTCAAAGAGTGTTGTGCAATTATCTGCATACTATGATGCCAACACTCTGCTGGAGAACTATACTGCACTGTCTGAGTGCACCATGGATGAATTACAATCTGTGGCAGTGCAGTTGGATTCAGAGTACCAGGAACTTGGACCGCCCACACATTTTACATGTGGGTTATCCAACTGGGCTCGTGGGGCAGGCAAAATTCTTTATAATTTTGTAGCCCCTACTGTGGAAGGGATAGCAGGCGCAGGATGCCGAATTGTTGAGCGTGCCTATGAGTTGTCCAAGGCTGTTATTGATGAGATTTTCAGCAAAATGAAATCTCTTTTTTACGACTGTTTTGGCAACTTATTTGGCCATTTGAATGTGCTGCTATCTACAATTGATAGTTTTTGGGCTCGTGCGTCCACGTGGATAATGAATATTCTTGAAAAGACGCATGATTGCTTGAAAGTGCTTAGGGACAGTGCTGTCTGGTCCCTATTGCTAATTTTAGTTGGAGGTTTGATACTCCTTTCTGAAAGGTTCCTACAGTCCATTGGTATAATTTCAAAGCCGGGAACCATTTTGGGTATCTTCCTTGCAACTTTCCTTGGTATTTTTGGGTACACTTTCTTCCGTAAGGATGATACTTTAGTGTCAGATCTTTTATGTGCCTTTAAAATAGCCATTACAAATCTTTTCCGGACAAAGCCTGGTCCTCCAGGATCCCCCATCATTGTGGACGGTGATGTGGTGATACCGGAAAGTGCTGTTGAAATGTCCACATGCAGTTTCATGGGTGGTCTTGATATTGCAATTGCTGCCATTGGAAATGTTGGAGCTTCCATCCTTGGTTTTAAGGTTGGGGCCCTACAATATGCAGCCAAGATCGCCACGTGTTTGGACCAGTTGCGCAAGGGTAAAGATGTGCTTAAAGAGATGACCTGTTGGATCATTGAAACCCTTGGCGCTTTGTGGAACAAGATAACTGGTCGTGAAGCCACTTTCTTTGATGAGGTCTCTGCTATCGTGGCAGTTGACATTAGAGAGTGGCTTGAAGAATCTCAAAACCTATGCCTCGCTGCGCAAACTTTTTCCATCGGGGATAAGATCGTTCTTGAACAATGTGAACGTCTTATTGCTGATGGTCATAAATTACTGCGGGGCATGGGTGATGCAGATCGGAAACTCTCCAGTTCTTTCCTTTCAACTGTACAGAGGAAAGTTTCTGATCTTGAGAAGATTCATACTCAGTCTGTCCGTGCTGGGTATTTTGAAGGTAGGAGAATGGAACCCTTTTGGGTTTATATCCACGGACCCTCCCATTGTGGCAAGTCTCTTTTAATGGAACCTATGTCTAGGGAACTGTTAAGGGCGGGAGGTTTCTCTGAATCGTCTATCTATACCAAGAATTCTTGTGACAAATATTGGTCAAGGTATAGAAGACAAGCTTGCGTGCAGATTGATGACTTGTCAGCTGGTAAAACTGATCCATCTTTAGAGAGCCAGCTTATCAATCTTGTTGCTTCAAAGGAGGTGCCACTTGATATGGCTGAGGTTGAAGATAAGGGTATACTTTTTGATTCAGCCATTCTTGTCACCTCCTCTAATACAGCCCACGTGCCGACAAATGCAAATGTCAACCACGCGGAAGCCTATAAAAACCGCATGAATGTTGTCATCCAATGTAGGAGGAAGCCTGAGTACTCCTCTTTGGGTGTAGAACTTGAAGGCACGTTTCAACCTTTTGATCCGCGAAATCCACAAGCTTCAATTGAATGCATGTTACAACATCGCGAAACACATGCACCTATTACTGGATGGATTTCTGCAGGAGCTGCCATGGCTGAGGCAGTCAATCAATTCCGCTTGCACAGGGAAAAGGAGATGATTTTACAGAGCAATCACCTTTCCTCCTTTCGCCCTGCGCATCCTATTTATACCGAGTGCGCCACCTTTCTGAGTATGTATGCACGGGACGCAAGTTTCGTGCCACCTGTGGATCTTGGTTGTAAGTGGGAAATTCCAAGCGGATACATGACCATTGCTGCTGTGGATAGTCGTGTTTTTGGATTCACACAGCTTGGAGTGTGTACTGAAATCACTAAACAGTTGAAATTCACTGATGAAATGGAGCAGTACACACTCGATAAATTTGCCCCAGACATTACAAAGACGATGGCTTCGCAGAGCCGTTTTAAACTTGTTGGGGCATTTTTGAAAGGAATGATTAGGGAGGAAGATAATGTTGTTTCGCTTAACTCCCTAGGACCAAAGAGCACTGCAACCCAAAGGGAATTTTTTGAAACTCTTGGGCTTGCTGAACGGGTATATCTTCGTGCTGTACAGAAGAAAGTCAATAAAATACGCACGGATCCCGCTTTTGATGTTGAGGCGTTGCATGCAAGACTACTGAGTACTGTTGCAACTTCCTATGAGTATGTTAGGACTTATGGACCTAAGATTTTCCCTTTACTCATGGGGTTTGTTTGTGTAGTTTTTGCATGCTATGGATTTATTATGCCCCTACTTTCTTTTGCCTCAGGGGGCTCTGCTGTAGGTGGGATGGTCGCAATGGAACAGATGTCCGCGGCTTCTGTTGTTTCTTCTGGTTCAAGTCCAGTTGCCCATCGAAATCGTGCACCACCTGTGCAACCTAGGTACGCTAGGCATCGATTGGCTGGAGGTTCAGCTGAGAATGCCTATGCTTATGAAGAAATGATGGTGGTGCTTTACGTTGATTCAACTGTTGCTCCGGTTGTCAACGCTGTTAGGGGACCTGGTCGTTCAATTTTTATAACTCGGCACCAGGCCCTTATGATTCCCAACAATAGTACTGTTGTGGCTCATTTTTCCACACGTGATGTTGTTGAGATTCACTGGGAGCATGACGTCGTCAGGAAAGGCGAAAAGAAGGACACCGAAATTGTTCAATATCGCTGTCCTTCTATTCCTGAACTTCCCTCCCGTTGCAAGAAATACTTTGAATATGATTTGGAGAGGGATTTTCCTGGACCATTTACTTTAGATGCCAGCTGTTACAGAATGCAGAGTCCAGGGAAAATTGATATAGAGCTGGTAAGCTGGACTGACCATGATGCGGAACTTCGCACTCGTCCTCTAGTTATTGCTGATCCATTTGGTGAGGACAGATACAGAAGGGAGATTCCCCGATATATCCAATATGGCAGGCCAGCCCAACTCCATGATTGTGGAGCTATCTGCGTTGCTAAAATCGGAGGTCAACATAGAATTGTTGGTTTAGTTATTTCTACAGATAAGCACAACACTGGAGTTGGTTTATTACCGTCGGCGCTTCATATGACAACTTGCTCCCTTTCCTATGTGCCTGAGGAATGGGAGGAGGCGCCACGGGGTTTGAAGAAATTGGGTTGGAAGCACGCTTCTGAACTTCCACACATGCCGCGGAAAACCCAATATGTTGCTGTTAACGAGGATCTTGCGATTCCATTTGACAATCCCAAAATACCAAGTGTCTTGGTTCCAGATGATCCTCGTACTGTAGGCACGCCCGTTGAAGGTAAAGATCCTGTCTTGGTCGCAATGGAAAAATTTTACGAACCAATGACAGACTTTACAGATGAGGAAGTCCGCCCAGGTCTAACTGAGATCAGTTTGTTTGAACAGGTTTGTGATGATATTGTACAGACTTGGTTTGATGCTGGTGCGGAATTTGAAGATGTGGAGGATGATGTCGTGATCAATGGTGATGATGATTTTGATAAGCTGATCATGGACACATCTGAAGGATACCCCTATGTGCTTGAGAGAACGCATGGGGAGAAAGGAAAAACCCGATATTTTGAGGGTGGACCTGGGGCTTACACGTTAAAGCCTGGAACTTCTGTATATAATGATTATCACAAATTGCAAGAAGAAGTCCAGGTTGAGGGTGGAATCCCTGAAATGGTTTGCATCGAGTGCCCCAAAGACGAATTGCTTGTGGAACGCAAAGTTCTACAAAAATTAGGCACTCGAAACTTTGAAATATTAGAATTGCCCAAAAACATGCTTTTTAGGAAAAAATTTTTGCATTGGGCTTTATTTCTCTCAGACATGCGGTGGTGCTTACCCTGTCAGGTAGGTATTGTCGTTCAGGGGCGTGAATGGGGGCTTCTGATGGACCGTCTTGCTGCGAAGAATTCGGTTGCATACAACTGTGACTATTCTAAGTTTGATGGTCTCATGTCTTGTCAGGTGTTGGATGCTATAGGCAAAATGGTAAATAAATGTTATTCCAATGCCAACCCCCACCTTAAAAAGAAGGGGAAGGGTGAGCTGCCCGGTAGTCCTCCCCAATTGGCTAGACATAATTTATTGATGTCTATTTTTGGTAGGAAATGTCTAGCCCGATCCCAAGTTTTTGAAGTTCGGGGTGGGATCCCGTCGGGGTGTGCGCTTACCGTATTGCTAAATTCCGTGTTTAATGAAATTCTTATACGGTATGTGTACAAAACTATAATTCCTTCGCCAGAGTTCAATCGATTTGAAACCTTTGTGACTCTGGTGGTTTACGGTGATGATAACCTCATTGCAGTTGATCCTTCAATGCAGAATATTTTTACTGGTGAGGTTATCAAGAAGACATTGGCGAGGAAGAAAATCACTATTACTGATGGTAGTGACAAATTATCTCCTGTGTTAGAGGCGAAGCCACTTGCGCAGTTGGATTTTCTTAAACGTTCCTTCCTCATTTCTGATTCAGGGCAGGTCATGCCAGCGTTAGATAGAACTTGTATATATTCTTCTTTGTTATATCTGCGCTCAGCTGATTGTGACCCAATACCTCTCTTGCATCAAAATGTACAAAATGCTTTGCAGGAGTTGTATTACCGCCAGGATCGTGAAGAGTTTGATAATCTTCGAATCTTCTACCTCGAAAGATTACCAATGTGGCGGAATGGTCAACATCGGTTGCTGGATTGGAACCAATGTGCTGAACACTGGCGGGCACGCTATACTGGATGTCCTTCTGATAATCCTGCCGGTGTTTTGGATATGTTGATTGATCCAAGGTGTAAGAGCTTTATGTTGCCAGCTGGTCCTGCTAATTGGTCAATGCCAATAGCAGACCGCATTTTTGTTTGTGGGCCCAAGTTTTGTCCAAGTGGGCCCTCATACACCTTGTGTTTCAATCGTCTTGCTGCAGGTGAGACAGGAGTGCAAATTAAACCTGTCCACGCTGCAACTCAAGGAGCCATGCCTACTGCTAAGTTTGTTGAGAGTTTCCGCTCAATAAAGAAGAGACCTGAGCTTGAATTGGCTATCTCTGCTTATGAGAGTGGGAGCAATCTTTATTTTAAAGGCTGTGCTCCTTATAATGATATCTGGGCTTGTGCGATATCCTTTTGTTCCGCTTTTGGATATGCCCAGAAACAAGTACTCCTCCATATGTATGATAACTGTAAGCCTTTAGGGGCTAGTTCTTTGAGGAGTTACTTTAGTAAGAATCTGGTTGGTGATGGCTGTGCGCGTCGTTGTGAGATTCATACAACATCAGCCATCGCCAAACAAGTCGAACGCCTGCTTCCACAGGTTCAATGCAAGCATTGTGAATATGACCCTGAGTTTGCATCAAAACCTACTACCCAATTGCGTAAATGTACAGATCCTGGGGTAGATGGAGGCAAGGCAATGTATATAGTTCGTGGTCTAGGCAGAACTGCAGCCAAGCTGGTCTGTTCAGATATGTGTGATGGGCATTTGATGTCCTGTAACACGTCATTTGACAAAATGGTTGTAGATCTGTTTAGGCAGTCTTGTTTTTAAATGCCTTTAATTAGGTGTTTTGTGTGTTGATTCTTCTAACCAGGATTGGTAGCCCTTCTGGCATTAATTTGCTGGAAACTGTGATGTACACAGTTGGTTAGGTAGAAGCGTCAATAAACCGGGACTTTAATTAGTTCTGTTTTAGGTTCCCGCCCTTACTAGGGTGGTCCGGTCCTTAGGTGGATCGGGAAGCTGTATAAACTCAGCTTTTTGGGGGCGAGAGCCCAAGAATGTCTGTCTGTCAGCTGCTTGTGTAAATGAGCTTTCTCCCAGGATAGCTCTCCTGGGCACAAGTGAAAACTACTGTCGTGGCGAGTTAGTAGCCAGACGACCGGAGTAAAATCTCTAGTTAACAAAATGTGTTAGACCGTTGTTTCTGGCAGCTTTGTTGGGTCTATTGAGTTTTCTAAAGCTGCTTTGCTATTTGCTGTTGTTTGAGCCCACTGTTCATATTTGGTTTGGGGCCTTTATTTTCCTAGTGTCGTGTTTGTCCAAC